ACCACGATTATATCTACGTAAAACAGTTGCCCACTAAAAAACGGATGCGCAGATAACCCTGAAAGAGCGAGACATCCAGATACAGTCCGGCCATCAGTTTACGGTATCAGGCGAGGCCGGTGGTGGGACCAACGTAGGTACGATAACCCTCAACTGGTCGGAGATACAATAATGGCTATTGATCTGGGCACAGCAGTGGTGCGAGCTTTAAGGACGCTGGGCGAGCCAGACATCACGGAGTTCGATGCTGACAACCAGTTGCAGAACATCCTCATAGATGATGCTAACGAGACCGTCCATGACATCCTGGAAGCGGCACGATACCGCTGGGGCTTGCAGAACGATTTCCTTACCACTACTGAGGACATATCTACGGAGAAGGCGGCATTCACCAATGGCAGCACAGCGGTATCCAGCGTAGACGATGACGGGGCGAGTGCCACCAACTGGGCTTCCGCTACGGCTGATATGCACTTCCGTGCTGTGGCCGACAAGACGAGCTATGGCATAGCCTCTGTGGACACGGTCTCTACTCCTAACACGGTTACCCTCGACGATAACTACCTGGGCACCACGGCCACCGCAGGGGGCTACAAACTGTTTCAGGACACATACAGTGCCTCCTTCACGGACCTTGATGAGATTATGATCGTTTCCTATGGTGACGCCCCTTCCGCTAACGCACAGCGGATAGAGATAGTAGACATGCGGCGCATCATAGATATGTCGGGCGGTGATATTCATAGGGACACATCGGGCAAGCCACGTTTTATGGCTGAGATAAAGCCTGACAGCAGTGACAACCAGCAGATTGTCTTCTGGCCCTACCCCTCTGAGGCGTACCTGATAGGCTTCTGGTTTACTACCAAGTTCACCTCTAATACCACGTTCGCCACGAACCTGTTCGGCGGCGATGCCCCTGATATAGCGTATGACACGGTATGTCACCATATGCGGTGGCGGGCGTGTGTGTATGATGAGGATGACCGGCAGGCGGCTAAATGGATGGAACTGTATGAGCGGGGGAGATACCAGCTCGTAGCACGTGAGAACAGGACGCACAGGGACGATGACCAGATGACGATAGAGACATACCGTAGGACCAATATGGGTTCACGCAGGCACATGGAGGTGCGGTCACAGATCGCATTCGACACACTGTAATGGCCTGGAACAAAGAGAGACATTACAACACGGGCGGCGGGATATATCGTGTCACAGGCACGGTAGACCCTGAGTTCCCTAACCACGCTTTCTTCGACCTGCTGAACATGGTATATGACAGGGAGAGTGACAACCCAGAGACTATGCGGGGTGCTACCAGGCTGGGCACCACGGATATGGGTGGCGTGGTCACGGGACTGTGGGACGTGAACAACGGTGACAAGCTGGTGGCTTCCGCTACCGATGGCAAGTTCTATGAGTTTGGAGCATCGGACTGGGGAGCTGCAGGGACGGGGGCACGTAAGACCGGCAACAGCACCACGGCCACGATACGTTGGTCAGGGTCTATGTTCTACGGAGCTACGACCACCAAGAACCTGCTGGTGGTAGCCAATGATGATGATGCCGATGACCCCGTCAAGTATGACACTACCAACGGGTGGGTGACACTGGGCGGTAGCCCTCCCTTGAATGGCAAGTTCCCCGTAGCGTGGCAGGGCAGGCTGTGGATGTTTGATAATGACACGGCCTACTACTCTGTGGTAGATGACTGTGAAGACTGGACAACGGGCAATGGTGGCGGGAACATAGCCATCTACCGTGGCTTCGACGGGGACATACTGGGTGCTGCGGCATTCGCCAATAACCTGTTCATCTTCAAGCGTTCTTCGATATACCGCATTGCCCCTACCAGCACGTTCTCGCAGATCAACGTACGTAACGTGTCTTCACGTATAGGGTGTGTGAGTCACCACACCTTGTCGCAGTCGGGCAATAAGTTGTTCTTCATGAGTGAACATGGCGTAGAGGCTATTACGGCTTCCAGCACATCAGCGGGCTTTTACATTGATGACTCATTCTCCCGATGGGTCAAGCCCATCATAGACGGTAAGAACGCTACGCACCTTGATAAGTCGTGGGGCATGTTTAACACGGATCGCCTGGAGTATATGGTGCAGTTCCCTACAGCTGCGAAAACGGTGCCCTCACGTGGCCTTATAGCCAACACATCACAGAAGACAGCACGATGGACGCAGATGGATAAAGTGGGCCTGACGGCAGGCGTGGTGTTCAATGACAGCAATGTCAACTACTACCATTATGTGGGTGATGATAACGGGCGGGTATATAGAATGTTCGTGCCCACAGTGTCCAAGTGGGATGATGCAATCATTGTATCACGGGTACAGACAAAGTTCTATACTCTGGACGCCCCAGAGATAATGAAACGATATGGATGGTCTTTTATACAGGTAGATAAAGAGGGTACATACAGTGTCTTCGTAAAACAGATTATGCTGCGACAGGGCAAGATGACTCTGCCCCCGGCAGGTAACCTCGCTGACCTGTCGATAGGAGGTTCCAGTGGTTGGGGCGTAGGTGAGTGGGGTGTAGCTACGTGGGGCGGCACAGGCAACGCAGGAGAGCGTATAAGGCCCGATGTGCTGGCACGTGGTACGGGTATGCAGGTGCTGGTAGAGAGTAACGAGTGGTTCCGGTATAAAGGTAACGTCATTGCATCAGTCTTGAGGTCCGACAGGACAGCAGCTTAAAGGGAGAAATAGTCATGGCTTATTCATTGGCATCATTGCCTCCGCATATCAGAATGTTTCTACAGTCACGTATGGCTTCTGGACAGATAGACCAGAACACGCTGAATATGCTCTTGTCGGGCAGAATAGACCTGCAGTCATGGCTACAGCAGAATGGTGGCCCTCCTTTAGCAGGTATGCCCAACAGGTATCCAGAACAGCAGAATAGAGATGTGACGCCACAGGACCCACGTACGGCACAGACCACACGGGTAAGTGGGCCAGCTCCTATACAGCCTATACAAGAAATGCAACGTCCGGGGCCTATCTATGGAGTTGAAGGTACTATGACAGACGCTATGCGTACTGACCCTGCCTATCAGGTTGCGCAAGCACAGCAAGCACAGATGCAGGCTCAGGTACAAGCACAGGCCCAAGCAGAATTCATGGCAATGCAACAGAAGTTTCAGGCGCAAGAGGAAGCAAAAGCACAACAGCAGCAACAGATGGCTATACAGCCTATACAAGAAATGCAACGTCCGGGGCCTATCTATGGAGTTGAAGGTACTATGACAGACGCTATGCGTTCTAACCCTGATTATCAGGCTGCACAACAGCAGATGAATATGCAGCCGACACCACAGATGCCAGAATGGATGCAATTTGCTTCAGCACTGCCCAACAGCCCTTATGGTGGTCCCAGTGGTGGTGGGCAGACAGGACCCTTCAGCGCCAACTTAGGCACGAGAATCTAAGGAGAAAGACAATGGCCACAGCCATACGCAATAGCATGACCGATAACAGTGTCAAGGATAACACTAATGACGCTATAAACGGCACAGAGGTGGATGCTAACCCCAATGCCATTGCGGACATACTCGACGGCACCACGGATATACAGCTTGGCGGGGCGGCATCTCTGGACTTTGAAGCCATACGGGTAAGGGAGACGGCTAACGCTGCCGCTTCCGTGCAGACGGCGTGGACATATGAGTGGGACCCTGCTGACGGTGGCAATATGACCGATACCAGCAGTGGCCTGGGTATGGTCTTCAAGATGCCCGATGACGCTGATGTGCAGAATGATTTTGCGCGTATCAATGTGATATGCCTTGCTGATGCGGCGGGTGCAGAAGATGCACGTATGGACTTCTATCTTGCTGATACCAGTGGTGCGCCCGTATCACAGATACAGTTGGCCAATGGTATCCTTCAGCCTACTACCGATTCCGATGTGAGCCTGGGAGTTACCGGCAATCGGTGGAGCAACTTATTTACCGATGCGGCCACGGTAGGCGGCACCCTCTCCAGCGGCGCTATTACATCAAGTGGCGTAATCACTGGAACAACAATTGAAGCAACGGGTGATACATCTTCAGGGGATAACGCCGCAATAGGATATACATCAGCAGAAGGGCTTATTTTAACAGGACAAGGTTCTACCAGTGATGTGACCCTAAAAAATGATGCGGATACGACAGTATTCACAGTTCCCACAGGCACAGATGATATTTTATTCCCAGATTCTGCTAAAGGTATGTGGGGTGCGTCCAGCGATCTAACTGTATAC